ATCGTGTGGTACTGGATCGATGGCCAACCGAAGAAGAGAAGAAAGCCGCGAGAGGTGAATAATGGCTGGCACAGTAAGCGAATCATTAACTTGTAACATAAGCCCAGTCAAGGTCGTCACGTTTACCTGTACGGCTGATGCGTCAGACGGTTCATTCCCAGCCACGACAATCAGTGCCAATATAAAAGGGCGGTTGTTGCAGATCGCTACCAATCCAGATGGAACTACGGCCCCCCAGGACAACTATGATATTACGATCACTGATGCAGATGCTATCGACGTGTTGCAGGGCGTTGGCGCGAATAGAGATACCGCGAACTCAGAAGTCGCCGCAATTGTGTATGCAACATCTTTGAATCCTGTTATTGCTGAGACTGACACGCTGACGTTAAACGTCACTGGGAACAACGTCAATTCAGCGGTTACAGTTATCAAGCTCTACTGGACTGAGGGGGTCTGATGCCCTGGGAACAATTGGCGGCCATGTACCAACAGAATCGGGAAGCGCAACGACAAGTCCAAGCGACTGCGCCACACGCTTGCCCGATAGATGGAGAACCTTTAGACATACGAGCAGACGGACAGCGAAACTGCCCAATGGGGAATTACCGATGGCCACTAGATGTCGCATCTAACGGCTAGTAAATAGTGACTGCCTCCTCCTTCACTTAAGCGGTGGGCGGTGTGCTTCCCCTGGCAAGCCGCTCACCGTCCCACAATAGAATAAAGAGCCAGGATGCTCTCGAAAGCAGGAGTTGATATGGCGAATTGGTATTGCAGTCGTGAGGCTGTGAAGCGTGCTGTTGGCGTTCAAGGGTCAGATCATGACCTGATGGTTGACCGAATCATTGAAGGTGTAAGTCGGCAGATTGACCGAGCAACACGCCGATTCTTTATTCCCAAGACTGAGACTCGTTTGTTCCGTTGGCCACAGGAGCAGTCCACAAGAGCCGATTATCTCTGGCTTGACCAGGATTTGTTAGCTGTTACCACGCTGAAAAGCGAAGCGCAAAACTCCTCTCCAACGACGATCTCCTCCAGCGATTATTTCTTAGAACCCAATAATGCACTCCCGTATAACAGAATCGAAATTGACGCTTCAAGCACGGCATCGTTCCAGGCTGGCGATACACCACAACGTTCTATTTCAGTGCTTGGCCGATGGGGATTCAGTGAAGATACCAAATCCGTTGGAACGGTTATCAGCGGTCTTTCTTCAGATGCAACGGCGACGTCAATGGTTTGCTCTGATGCTGAACTGGTAGATGTTGGCGGCACGTTGCTGATCGAAAGCGAACAAGTGTTTATCAGCGACCGTTCTTTTGCGGCACTGGATTCCATACTTACGGACGGTGCTTTAACAGCGAATCAGGCCGAGTCTGTTACCGTAGATGGATCACATGGAATTGCTGTACGGGAAACCATCAGGGTGGAATCTGAAGAGATGTTTGTCACTGGTATCTCAGGGAATGTCCTGGCCGTTATTCGGGCATACAACGGCACAACCCTCTCGGCACATAATACCAATACAGCCGTTCACATTAACCGCACATTAACGATTGAACGCGGTATCAACGGAACAACTGCCGCGACCCATGCCAACTCCACAACCATGAGCGTTTATGAACCGCCGTTTGAGGTGGTCAATTATGCAATAGCAGAATCGGTTGCCCGATACCAACAGGAACGATCTGGTTGGGGACGAGTGATTGGTGCAGGGGAAACTCAGCAAGCCTATACACCGACGGCTCTGACACGAGAAGGGGATAGTTTTCTTGCACGGTATCGCCGAACACGTATGGCGGTGATCTAATGGCTGGATTGAGTGTAAAAGTAACGGCTACAGGGCCGATGTTCAATGGAAAAGCCAAGCCAATGACTATAAAAGCAGTCAGTAATGGGATTAAGCAATTGATGGAGTCAGGCGAGGAACGATTGGACAAGAAATTCAGACCGCAACCCGCTGGCGTGTTCCTGAGTGTATCTGAAGCTGGTCGCAATGTAAGCAAAGGGAATTACCGACGGAACATTTATGCCAAGCACCGAACTTTGAGTGCGGTTATCAATGATTCTGGAGTTGTGTATGGGTCATGGCTGGAATCAGGGCGTTCAGGCACGAGGTTCCGAGGATACGGACAATTTCGGGCAACTGCGACTGATTTGCAACGAGTAAGTAAACAAGTATTCCAAAAGCATTTGAAGAAACTTGCAAACAGGATGAACACGTAATGGCATTCGATACCAGTTCAACGATGGACGCAGTGGCAAGCCATATGGCCAGGAGCGGGTACTTCCCTGGTGGAGTCCAGGTTGGGGAATTCACTTCACCGCCTGATGCCACAGGAACCCGATTGGCTGGAGCCATCTGGATGATGAACTCGTCCATTGTGTTGTTGTTTGCTGATGGCGGTACTAGGGAAGTGCATACGTTAATGCTACGGGTGTATTCAGATTTCAAAGACCCAACAAGCACAGGGGAGAAACGGCTTGCTTTATCGGTGAACCAGATCGCCTCAAACATTCTCAGCGATTCTGATTTAGGTGCGACGATTATGTCTGTAGATGCCGCTGGGCAGTATGGGACAGGAATGAGCATGGACTGGGGTCAATTGACAATCAGCGACCGAATGTACCGAGTAGTTGATATTACATTACCGTTTATTGTGGACGACGCATCGACGGCGACAGCATAGGAGGAAACATGGCAGAGAAAAAGAAATACGTTGTTGGGAATCCTCATAATCTGCCAGATGGTGTCCCGATGATTTCGTGGCAAGATTATACGTGGTATGAAGGCGACGAATTTCAGGCTCCAGACGGCTTGAAGTTTCAACGGCTGATCGATCAAGGATATTTACTCGATCCCATGATAAGGTCGGAATAGGACACACTAGGGGGCATTGCTGGGGCATTTGGGGGCATTGCTGGGGCATTTGGGGGCATTTTCAGAATTATAGGAATCCGAGGAGGAAATAAATGGCTAAAACGACTGGGCTAAGTCAGCAATTCTTCTATGCTGGGTATGATCTGAGCGGGGATGTTGGAAGCATTGAATCGGCTGAAGCAACCCATGAAACCGTGGACGTAACAGGGATCAATGTGGCATCGGTGGAACGGTTGTCTACCAGGACGGGCGGGCGATTATCGTATACGCATTTCTTCAACGATGCAACCGCCGCCGCCCATGCCGCTCATAGTGGATTACCCACAGCAGACGTTGCCGCATTGTGGGCTGTTGGAACCAGTCTGGGTGATAGTGCGTATGCCATTACGGCAAAACAAGCATCCCACGCGTATTCCAGAGGAACGGACATGAGTTTTGTCGGGACAACAACCCTGGAGTCCCAGGGGTTTCCATTGGAAGATGTTGTCATGCTCACGGCTGGATTACGAACCGATACGTCTGCCACAAATGGAACAAGCGTGGATAATGGTGCGGCGACCAGCAATGGCATCGTTGGGCATCTCCAGTTCATTGATATCACTGGATCGAACTGCACCGTGACGATACAGGAATCGAGCGATGATGGAAGCGGTGACGCATTCGCCGCTATCGTGGCTTTTACTCAGGTCACTGCGGACAATAAATTCGAGCGCAAAACCGCAACAGGCGCAGTGGAAAGGTATCTCAGAGTAATCTCGGCAGGAACCTTCAGTAGTGCAAAATTTGTTGTTGCCGCAAGACGAGGAACGGCAGAGGATTCGGATGCAATCAGCTAATGCAGAATCAGATGAACCCACACTTGAAACGGTTTCGCTACGTCAGGCCGATACCGACGCACTGGCGATCAGCAACGTGTCGAGAAGTGGCTTGTCAACAGTATCTGAAGGGATGGACAACAATTGTTCCAGCGGGGAGCGACCTGGAGGATTATGTGCGTCATCAGGACGTTGCTCAATATATAAAAGAAGAACGGACTGCGGACAACATGATCGCCTTCTATTTCCCAGCGGGACAGGGATGCTTCAATGCTCATAAACACGTAACCGCAACAGGAAAACCGCCAACATATATGACGGGTGAACTGGGGCAGTTTCAAGTAGTTGAGCATGAGCGATGGGAATGGGAACTTAGAGAAGGCTATGATTTGATCGAAAAGATCGGAAGGGAAGGTTGAAATGGCAAAGGAAGCACCGACAGTTGCTATCACAATTGACGATTCAGGAGGAAGTTCTCGCACGATTACTAACGACGTGACTAATTTCGACACAGATACACCAAGGGCAGTTCAGGACGTAACTGGCGTAGACGTAGCAAGCGTTGAGCGATTAAGTTTGCTTGGTGATTTGAGTTGCACATGGAACGGCGTGTTCAACGATGCAACGAACATGAGCCACGCAGTACTCAAAACAGTCGCAACGACAGCGGCGGCACGAACTTGTACCTGGGTAATGAGCGGCCAGACGCTCACAGCGGAAACCATCATACAGGGGTATGCGTTGTCACGCGGGAGTGATGGTTCGTTAACCTGGTCGGCTTCTGGTGTTCTAGCGGCGACAACATCATTCGGGTGGAGTTAGACGGTAGACGGCGCAATCGCCGTGCTATGGGGCTTGTATCCCTGTTTACGGCGACATATGAAGGAGGGAGAC